ATTCCCATTAAACTTTAATAATGAATTAGTATCTTTTGAATCTAAGACTGGAGCATCAATTGATATGCAATCATTATTATTGATATTCATAAATGGAGTTTTGCAAAATCCAGGAGAATCTTATAATTTTGATGGTGGAACTTCTTTCCAATTCACTGAAGCACCAGATATTGGTGATAATGTATCAATTTTCTTCTATAAAGGAACAGATGATGTAGATGTTACTTTTACAGATGTTAAAGAAACAATAAAATCTGGTGACGAAATTCAAATAATGAGAAGCAATGTCGTTAGTAGTGATGATCAAAATGTAAGAACAGTATCTGGAATAGCAACTGCAGATGCTGTTGAAACTCAATTATATTATAATCAAGGTATTGATGATATAAACTTTAAACCTCTCAGGTGGATTAAACAAAAAACGGATAAATTTATAAATGGAGAATTGATTACTAAAATTAGACCTTCAATTGAACCATTAGTATTCCCAGAAGCAAGAGTAATTAAAGATGTATCATCTTCAGATACTACAGTTTATCTTGATACTATCGATAATTTCTTCTATGATAGTCCCTCAAATATAGGTGCTTTAGTTATTGATGATTCTATTACTAGACAATCTGCTAATCTTAATGCTGTTGTGTCTATTGCTGGAACAATTCAATCAATAACAGTTACTGATGGTGGAAATGGATACGTTGGAACAACAACATCTATTTCAGTTGGTGTTCCCACTACAGGTATTATTACACATACTGCAACGGCAACAGGTAACATAACAAGTGGCATTATAACTTCAGTTACAATCACTAATCCAGGACTTGGATATACTAGTTCTTCTGTTCCTAGTGTCATAGCACCAGTCCCAGTAACACCACATGAACAAATTGGTGGATTTACTGCTGCAACTGGTTTCTCTGGTATTGTAACAGGAATAACAGTTCTCAGTAGTTCAACTATTAAATTCTTCCTTGAAAAAGAATCAGGAACATTTAGTGGATTAGTAAATGGAGATCCAATTTATATTTCTAATACATCAGTAGGTACAGGTGTTACTTCTGTATCATCAGGTTCTCCTGTAGGTGTTGGAGCAACATTTTTTGATAATATCTATATTGTTAGCTCTTTAGCTACATCTAGTAATACAGCTGACTTTGTAGCAAGTGTTACTGCAGATACAACTATTGTTGGGATCTTAACAGAAAAAACTATTTGTGGTAGATTCTCTTGGGGTAAATTAACTGGTGGTTCTAGATCATCAAATCCAATTACACTTACTGTCTCTGGTAAGACAGTTAATTCTGGATTGACAACCTTCCCTAAAGTTCAAAGAAGAAGTTCTGGACTTAGAGAAACAGGTGCTATAAAAGATTCAACTTAATATAGTATAAATAAAGAAAAAAAGTCTATAGAAAATGTCGGCAATTGTAACAGACCAATTTAGAATTATCAAACCCCTCTGCTGCTGTAAGATCCTCGGTAGCTTTTGGTAGAAATGCCAATCCTTCTGCGTGGAATGATGATACTACTAGAAAAAAACCAGTAGACAATTTTAATTACTTAAATCATACTAAGAATACTATGATTTTTGGTAAAAAAATTACTCCAGAAAATATTAGGAGAGTTGTAAGAAAAATTCAATGGACTAAAGAAAATAGATATGATATGTATCGTCATGATTATAGTGATCAAAATAGAGCATTAACTGGAAAAACTGCTAGATTATATGACAGTGATTTTTATGTAATTAATAAAGATTTTAATGTTTATATTTGTATAGATAATGGATCATCTGGTATTAATACAACTGGTAATCGTTCTTTAAATGAACCAACATTAACTGGATTGGAACCATTTAGAGCAACTGGTTCTAGTGATGATGGATATCGTTGGAAGTATTTGTTTACTGTTGCTCCAAGTGATATTATAAAATTTGATGCAACAGAGTTCATACCATTACCAAACAATTGGTCAACAACTGACGATGCTAACATAGCAAATGTAAGAGATAATGGAAACTCTGATCTTAATAATAATCAAATTAAGAAAGTTTATATAGATGAACAAGGGTCTGGATATGGAAATGAGGGACAATCTACGGAGGTTAATATTGTTGGAGATGGATCTGGCGGAAAAGCTATCATAACAGTAGATGATAATACCAAAATTAGTGATGTTCAAGTGTCAGTTGGTGGTAAAGGATATACTTATGGTATTGTTGATTTAACAGAAATTCAACCAGAATCAAATCCTAATGCAAAATTAATTCCAATTATTCCACCATCAAAAGGTCATGGAACTGATATATACAAAGAATTGGGTGCAGATAGGGTTTTAGTTTATGCAAGATTTGATGACTCTACTAAAGATTTTCCAATTGATACTAAATTTACACAAATAGGAATTGTTAAAAATCCAACATCAATTGGATCTACATCAATTTTCCAACAGTCTCAATATTCTTCAGTCTCTTCTTTATACATAAATGATTTTGATATTCCTGATAAAGTAGAAATAGGTGATTTAATTACACAAAGTATAAAAGTTGGTAACTCTGTTAAGGAAGCAAGAGGATATGTAGTTTCATTTGATATAATTTCAAAAGATCCAAATAATAAATTAGCTGTTTTAAAATATTATCAAGATAGATCTTTGTATTTTAATACAACAACAGGTGATCAAACTGATACTACAGGCATTAGTTCTGCATCTAATGCTAATGGTCAAATTTACAATTTTGATCCATCCCAAGTTCCATCAACTATAAGTGGGACTAATGGGTCAGTAAGTTATTCACTTACAATAGATTCTACTTTTAGTGGTATAACCACTAATCCTACAGGAACTAAAATTATTGACCTTGGGGTAGAATTTAAAAATGGGTTAGCACAATCCGAGATAAATAATCAGTCGGGTGATATTATCTACTTAGATAATAGGCAATTAATTACTAGAGATAGTAGGCAAAAAGAAGACATTAAAGTTATACTAGAGTTCTAAAACATGTCACAAAAAACTAATTTAAATATAAGTCCTTATTATGACGATTTTAATAAGGATAATGATTTTTATAAAGTATTGTTTAGGCCAGGTAGACCTGTTCAAGCTAGAGAACTAACTACTCTTCAATCAATACTTCAAAATCAAGTAAAATCTTTAGGATCTCATGTATTTAAGGAAGGATCTATGGTTCTTCCTGGTGGTGTTTTCTATGATAATTCATTTCACTCTGTAAAAGTAGAATCTAATCATCTTGGTTTGCCAATATCACTTTATTCTACTGAATTAAAAGGTAAGAAGTTAAAGGGACAAAATTCTGGAATAGAAATTCAAGTTAATGACATTAAATTTCCATCAGATTCGGTAGATATTACAAATCCAACACTCTTTATTAAGTATCTTACAGGAAATGATAATAAAGAAATATCTAGTTTAACTGATGGAGAACCTTTAATTGCTTTAGAATCAATAACCTACGGTAATACTACTATATCCACTGGTGAAAGTGTTGCCACATTGATATCATCCAACGCCTGTGCCGTCGGTAGTGCGGTAAAAATGAATGCTGGTGTATATTTCATTAGAGGAACATTTGTAGAGGTCTCTGCGGATAATATAGTATTGGATCCATATTCAAATTCTCCATCATATAGAGTTGGTCTGAATATATTAGAATCTATTATTACTGCACAAGATGATTCTTCATTATTTGATAATGCAAAAGGATTTTCTAATTTTGCAGCTCCAGGTGCTGACAGATTTCAAATAACTGCAACTTTAGCAAAGAAAAGT